GCCTAATGAAAACATTGCCATGTATCACTGGTAACCAAACATATAAAGTGGATGTTGCTTCTCCGTAGAAACCAGATCCCTCTGGTCCGACCTTTTAACGCCATGTCGCAGGGCGGAAAACTCTAAATAGAGTATTTTGAGTGCCAATGGGCAACTCTGTCAGCATATGTCTTTTCTAATTCGTCCGTCCAAATGCCAAGGTCCATGGCACAATATTGCAAGCCCTCTCTCATCTTCATGTAAAATTCTTCCCCATGAAGGAAACTTTCCGTGAGCATAGACATAATAGCCGCTATAGCGAGTTCGTTCTCATCTCCTTTTCCAGAAGACATGTGACCCATCTTCCAAATTGACTTTTCTGCTAGGGCACCAACCCTCACGCCAAGCGCGGGGTGGTAGACGCTCTTCCTTTTAAGAAAATCAATACTATCTGCTGGCACGACTGATTGTGGATTTCCATCCTTGGCTGCATTAGTAAAGCCCATTCCAACCATGTCAAAGAAGGCTTTCTTGGCAAAGAAATCACAATACTTCCTCATTTCTTCTCGGGATCCACTCTCTCCGTCGTCTCCATACGTTCCTAATCTTTCGTTCTCATTAAAGAGTCCCTTTTCATCTAGCTCCTCTTCCGTCATCTCCTTCGTGGCGTTCCAGTGGTACGATGTTCTATTAAGATGAGAGTTGTCACCTCCGTTAGTATAGACCGTCATTGAATTACCCGACGAGAAAAAGTACAGAGATATGATAGTCCCATTCCAGTTCACTGTGGGATTACGGATGCTATGTCCGATTCCTTGCATCCTGATGATGTCTGTTAATTGATATCCAAATGCTTCTCCAATCTTGATTTGGGTTTTGATTGTGGCCATAGTTACATCTGCAGGCCTACCCAGATCATAATTCGCAAAATCATAATCAGTCATCATCTTGTCCAAAGTGAGCTCTTGAATGTGTTGTTGCATTGCCTCCCATTCCGGCCCAGCACAATTGATCCCTACCATACACTCGGTTTCCAGAGGATGGCGTGAAATAAACTCGGCCACTGGTAAATAGTACATGCGACAAGCCAAAGACAAAACGCACTCCATAATATAGAATATACGTACTTTCTCCTTAGTCTCATGAACAACTTCATCTTTCAAACAGCTCTTGACCCAGTTAGCATAGTAAATGCACTTGTCAAAGTGAGAGAGCATCCAGTTGAAATACGCCAATCCCTCAGGTGTCAGTTTCCATCGGTGTCTACCATCCGGATAATCTTCTATCCTCTCAAAAATTCCGCTCATTTCTTTACTACCTGCTGGAATGCATGCTGAAGTATTCATCTTCAGAGGTGGCATGTATAGGGCATCAGAGCGCCCGTTGATGGCTTCATCAAGAGTCAAAGGCCGACACAAATCCGGATGTTCTTCCAAGTAAACCTTTAGCAATGGTTCAAGAGTTTTCCAATAGTCATTGACAGCCCACTTCAAACTAGCGACTGGCACCTCCCAGGCCCCATCAGCAATTGCCTTAAGGGCTCGGTTGTGGTGCACCCATGGTTGCGAAAGATCTGGTGCCTTCCACTCACACGATTTACCGAAGTGTCTCTCAATACAGTCACCCAACTTGCTCTTCCGAACATGTGTCTTGTATCTCGGCAAATTCAAGTTGTGGCCGTAAATCTCAAAAGAGTTGTAGGGATTCAATTCCGGGTCATCGAAAATCTGAGTTTTGGGATGAGGTCCTCCTGGTGTGTACAATTCTACACCAAATTTATGAGTGGGTACCTCCCTAAATTCAGGGATGGGCAAATAATGGGGCAACTTCATCAATCTTTCCTTAGCTTCCATGTACTCTTGGTGTGTAATTTCTTGGGCAAAGCCAATCCTTGATGTTAAAGTCGAAGGCTTCCCTGAAATATGGAAACCGAGAATAACCCCGTCCCTCCTGTCGGATATGATAGGTGCACCACAATATCCTTCCTTGGTGACCTTTGATTCATACGTTATGCCCCTACCACAGGAAAACCCAGCACAATTAATGTCTGGCAAATATTTAGCCAAAAAATTCTCAACACCAGTTTTTCCATCCTTGCGATAGATGAGTTTACTTTTCACATGATCGGATCCACTCGTCTTCGGCAACAAGTAGGCTATCGACTTCTTCAGTTTGGGCGCTTTCGGGACAAATATCATGACAGCATCTTTCTTTCCAATTTGAACTAATCCCTCCTTGAATGTCCTGACACGGTGTTTGACTCCGTTAGTTTCCAAATAGAGATCTAAACTGTCCAACATTTCATC